AATAGTAGCTGGCCGGCCTTCTGCTCAAGTGCCTGGAAGCCATTTTGAGCGGCTACCAGTTCGCGGTCATTAGCAAACTTAAAGTCGGCGGGTATATCAGTCGGACTATATGCCTTAATCTCTACCTCTTTGGCATTGTCGCCGGAACCGCGAATACCGCGAATAATGATAGGTTCGCCTATATTATCGGCTATATACTTCTGTTCCTGGGGGCTTAGGACGATACCGGCATTGTCGGTAGGAGCTTTCGGGTCCTGGGGCTTTTCTTCAACTTCTACCGCGTCGTCGGCGGTAAAGGTACCTTCTTCTTCGTCTTCTTTGGGTTTATCAGTTCCCTTATCGCCGGTTTTGCTGTCGTCTTCGCCAGTTCCCGACTTGCTATCTTTATCATCTTCGGCACCTTTTTTGGGCTCTTCGGTCTTTTTGGTATCAGTACCTTTATCATCTTGACCACCTTTTTTAGTGTCGTCGTCTTTAGGAATGGTACCGTTGTCTTCGGCTTCCATTTTGGCTATGGCCTGGTCTGCTATTGCTTGTGCAGAGTTCATGGGCTCTTACTCCTTATGTTTACGTTAATTTACTATACCATAGGTAAGCTACCGGGGTTGCCGGGTTGCGGCATAGGTGCTTGACCAGGTGCCGGTACCGGTGTTCCGCTAAAGACACTACTTGGGCTCAAGTTCATAGGCGGCATTCCGGCCGGTGGTGGTCCCATTTGACCGGGGGGCATTCCTGGACCGGGCATACCGGCTACTGGGGGCATTGCACCAGGTGTGGGGGGCTGGCCTGGTATTGCACCAGGTGGCGGCATTCCTGGTGGGGTTGCACCGGGTACGCCGGGCATAGGTGCGCTTGGGTCCGGCAATTGTGCACCAGGCCGCAAAGACTCCCCGCTAGGTGGTCCGACTTCGCTAGCTTCTTCCAGGGCTATACGCTCTTCCAGACTATCTATACACTTGTTAACGTATTTAATAAAGCGGTTTTGGTCCGACTTCTTGGCCTTTAGGAACTTATCGTTAATCATAAGCTTGCGTAAGCTCAAAACATATTCCTTAGTCGGGTTGTCCTTTTCGTCTACGTCGTCGCCGGCCATGATATCAGAGAATGCTACATACGCTTCGGCTTCGTCTATAACGTCTAGCGCGTCGCGGGCTAATGCCATAGGGTCGTTCGTCTGCTTGGCCCAGTTATCGTAGAGCTGTTGCGGGTTATCCAACTGCAATATCTTATATGCGTCCAGTAAGCTAATACCCTTTTGCTCCAAGAGCTTAAGAGCGATAGCTTCCACGCGGGAACGGTCGGGATTAGCCGGCTTGGCGGCTTTAACCTTAATGCCCTTATGGATAAGGTCGCGCTTAATGCTAATAAAATCAAATTCGCCGTCGCCGCCGTCATAGACAAATTGCCGTTCTTTGGTATACCAAACAATGAACATTTGCACTATGTATTCGTAAATCTCTTTGAGCATTCGGGTCATGGACCGTACCATGAGGTCTTGGCGGCCGCTAGCCTGGTTCTTCTTTATCATCACTTCGCCCAGTGTCGGGTCGCCGTCATCTGCCTGGGAGCCGGTAAAGTCGGTCGGGGCACCCATGATGTTACCAATTTGCATTCTAGCGTCCTGCTTGTCCTGCAAAACATAGTCCGGTAGTACCTGGGCCTGTAATTGCATAACCAACTGGTTTAAGCCCTGGCCGTTTTCATTATCAACAAATAGCTTCTGGTTCGGGTCGCCGGTAAGGTTTTGGCCGTCGTCTTTGGTAAGCCCACTGGAAGTAGCAATAACTAATACGCCATTGGCCTTGTCGGCATTTTCGGCTATCTGCCTACCACGCCGCATTAGGTATTCTTGCATTGGTACGGCTTGTTCTAACGGTGTAGTGGAGTCAATAAGGTGGGTGCCGTAGTTAACCAGGTTGCCAAAGATAAAGGGCTTCTTGGGATATTTAAGTAGGTTCAAATCCTTTTTGGCATACAGATAATTCGGGTTGCGGTACTTATCAACCACCAGGTCTTTAAAGTAGGTAACACAACCTTCTTCGGCTTCACCCTTTTTGTTGTACCAGGTAAGCCATACCTTGCGTATCGCTAGCTCCTGGGTCATCTGCTTAGGAGTTTTGCGCTGTATACCTAACTTGTTAAGTATCTCTTCTTCTTTGTCGGGGAATTCGGCTATCAGTTCTTCCGGGGTGCGCTTAAGCCCAAAGCATACAAAGCCTGGATTTTGGCCTTTGCCACAGTTCTTATCTACAATAACGTGTTCCGGCGGTGCCTGGACTAACTTAATGTCGTCAAGCTCTTTATCGTAAAACAAATGAGCGATAGCTACGCGGTTATTCAGTATGTCGCGGGCCCACAGTTCAACCAACGACTCAAGGTTATTGTCTTCACAGAAGCACTTAATGGCTTTTTCCAGGTCGGCCGCAAACAGTTTGTACATATCTTCTTTGCCGGCGGGCACTACAACCGGCGGGGCGATTTGAGCGGTTACATAGGCAACTATTGACTCTTCGCTAACGAATACTTGATTTTCCTTATACTGCTTCTGGTGCTTGTACAGGCCTTCTTCGTCAATTTTACCCAGGTGCATACGCTGGTTTTTGTTGCGGGCATTTCTAAGGTCAAAGCCTTTAGCGTCGTTCCAGTAGCTATCACTGTCGGTTATGCGCTGGTCCAGGTTCTTGATAATGTCGCGGTCCGGCATATCAAATGACAGGGCGGCGAACTGGTCTATAACGCCGGTATCATGGGCGAAGTTATCTACATTGTTATTACCCAGGACTGGGGTTGCGCGGTCGTATTCAACTGCCATTATTCGCTAATTCCGTCTGTTAAAGTAATGCCCTGTGCTTGTGCTATCGCGTCTAACTGGTTGGCAATATGGGTAAGTGCTTCATGGTCGGCGGTAGCCTTGGCTTCGCGCTTCTTATCGGCTTGCTTAGTTAAGTAGCCCAGGACCGGCAGGGCCCATAACTGGTACAGGTTGCTTAGGAATAACAGGAAGACAAAAGGGTATTTATCATGCTTAAAGAAGCCCACACCGATAGTTGCTAGCGCTATCCAAATCAGTTCGGCAAGTACCAGAATAAAGAACATTCGCATAGAACCAAATAGCGGTTCGATATGGCGGGCTACCCGGTCGCCTACAGAACGTGGTAGCAAGTATTGTGCCGGGTGTTTAACGTGTTGGTTGAATTGCATTTTGCTTATTTAACTCTTTAAATTGGCTAATAAGCCTTAGCCTTAAGCATTATCGTACCCTACTGGAACAGAATTGTATAGAGCGCATTACATGAATGGCACATATGCTCTATCAAGTTGGAACTTGGCGGCAAGTCGCTTACGTTCGCGCCGTAGCGGTTGGTTAGGAAGATGTTAGTAGAATTAGTCCTAAACACAATGCGGCCACACCGGGGACAACGGAATTCCCTTAGCCGGTCGCTAGGCTCTTCGGAAGCGTAGATATATACAGTGTAATGAGTTTTGCCATTGTCGTTTACCCTAGCCATAATTCCTCTTCCGACTCATACAGAGCCCGCTTAATGTTAATCTGTCCACCAGTCGCTAAACCGTTCTTTATCTCAAATGAAGGTAATGCACGTTGGCTAGGCGGCGGCGTACTAACCACGCCGGCACTAGTAGCCGGTTGCAGGGTCGGGATAACCAGGGCTAGGGTTTGGAATGCGTCGGTACCATGAGAGGTCCAGTCGTGTACCGGGCTATCCTTGTATACCATAAGCTGTTCGTTCCATTCTTTGCGGTAGCCCTTGAGTGCATTTATGCCCCGCTTACATTTCTCTTTGTCCCACCAACAGCGGGCAAGCACAGTACGGATAGCTTCTATGCCGTCTTCCTTGGCACTAACCCGCTTAACGACTTCAAAGTTAATGCCTACTGATTTGGCTACTTCCTGGCGGGTCTTCGCGTCCTTACCCATGTTGCGTACCCTAATGTCATGGGGGGCGTAGTGCTTGCCATAGAGGTAATCGGCCATACGTTCAAAGCCTTCATGCTGGCCGCGTAGCACCTTGGCATAAAAGCTAAAGCCTTCGCCGGACGACTCGAAGTAATCTATTAAGCGTATTTCCCTGTTGAATAACTGTACAAACCATATGCTCATAGAGTCATCAACGCCCAGGTCCCAAAAGGTATGTACCGGCAACTGGGTTTCGTGCATAACGGTTGTAATACGGCCTTGTTCAGTCGCGCGGCGCATACCGGCACCGAAGTAACTACCGACAACTGGGCTATCCCACCTACAATAGTATTCCTGGTCCACAAACGCATTAGCTTCTTCTAAGCTTTGGCCCCGGGCTTCAAAGCGCCGTATGGTCCGGTCCCGAATGCGTACCATTTGCTCATGCGTAAATACCGGCGTGTCATCAACCGTAAGCACCGATACATATACCCGGGGGTCTTCCTTCCAGGCTTCCAGTAATCCCTTGGCGGCACTATCGCCATTAGCGGTTAGGTTTATCAGTAAGCGGCCATGATTAGCTTCCAGGATAGGTTCAATAATATCTATTACCGAAGGGTCCATTGCCTGTAGCTCTGATAGCACAAACAATTTGGAGTTACCACCACGCAAGCGCCCAGGCTTATGAGCCGATATAACCCGAATACTCCCACCGGTAATATACTCAATGCTCTTAAGGCTATCGTTCAAACCGTCGTCGTTGTTGTGGGCTTTTACGCGTAAGGCTTCCGGGAAGAAATCAGTAAAGCGGTGGCCGTCGTTGTCGTAAGACTCCCATAGGTTATCGCGGGCCATGTCCCCGGTTGGAAACGCATACTTACAGGTCATAGGTTCTTCGGCGCAAAACTCAATTGCGGCATTCCAACAGGTCATGTCTTTACCGGCGCGGCGGTGCCAGTTCAGTACAAATATATCGTATTGCTTACCTTCGTGCGGTCCTTCGCCATACCATGCGTCCCAAAAGTCCTGCTGGTAATCGCGGGCTTCGTACATATACGGAAGGTCTACATTAACGGTGCGGGCCTTAGTATTAAGCATTTATACCAACCATGAGTTTAAATTTAGATTACGGCGCGTACTGGGCCGGCAATTTGCGACACCTATACGACCCGACAATATCATATAAGGCATAAATTATGCCTTATGTTTGTGCTTACGAGTAGTAACGATAACTTCCTGGGTGCCTTCTTCTACCTGTTTGTCTATCCAACCGAAGTTGTTTTTAAGATTAAATATGGTGCCGGCAACGGCGTTGGTTTCCAGGCGGCGCTGTACGTCGTGCTCTATTTTTATCTTGGCTTTTTTTATCGTGTTACTAAAATCAACGTCTAAGGGGTCGTAATCGTCGTCGCTTGGTTTGCTGTCGTACTTGCCGTCTTCATAGTCCAATAACACCTTACGGCTAGTGTCTAACGCTAGTGCCAAACCAGTAACGCTATAAGCTTCACGTTCTGAAATGCGATACCTGGTAATCTCTTCCGGTGGCTGGTCGTAGTCGTTAACAAGCCGGGTCTTACGGACCACCTTACCCCTAACGGTAGTTTCGTACTCTTCTTCCACTTCATGCCATTTATATTCAATAACCTTAACCGGGTGCGGCTCACAGTCGGCAAAGTATTTATCTATTTTAGCTTGCAAGTCGGCTACACTAGCAAACTTAAGCGGTCGGCCCATTTTGGGCTTATTAGTATTTGTATTATCCTGGCCTAATGCGGGCTCTACGTTGCTCATACTTAAGGATATTTATAGCATGAGCACTATTAACTTTACAAATCCTCAGTCTTAGGCGGCTCCATATGTTCCAGGTAATGCTTGGCGGCATAGTCTACTATCATGTCCATAATAATCAAATCTATAAGCTTCCGGGGGAGCCCGGCGCGTACCATGTCTTCTACCTTAAATTTGTCTTTGTCTTCCTGGGTCATCATACCTACATAATACCGTAGTTTAACTTTGCAAGGCTTTTATTTCATTATCCCCGGTATGCTTATCGTGATAGTAATACCCCTGGTGTGGGCCACTTGGTACATAGAAGGTAACTTTGTCGGGTGTATTCTCTACTATTTCGGCCGGGGTGCCGTCGGGAGCTGTTAGCTTGGCGACTTCCCTAGCCTGGGTCCGTATCAAGCTTGAGGTATGGGTACCGCATTGCTTACAGGCGCTAGCGTACTGGTCGGGTAAGTCTACATGGTCGGTATGCTTCCGGCAGTTAGCGCAATACAGCGTCTTAATCAACATAGGGCAACCGGACCTGTCCTACTGGTACTTTGTTTTTGGCTTCCGGGTCCGGGTGTTTAACTAAATAGCTCTTCGGCGCATTATTCCGGTTAAGATAGATTTTGGCTATGCGCTTTACGAATGCCATTTGTTTTTTGGTCCCCCGCTCTTCCCCATTTAAAATGCGCCATATAGTAGCGCCCTGTTCGGCGCTTACGAACTTCATTTGCCTGTTCTTAAGCAGAATAAACGCCATGTTCGTATTTTATTCTGCTTACGGCTATTTAAGCAAACTGTTACGACTACAAACCCTTAGACCCTGGGCTTCTAGTCGTAACAGCGCCGGGTATGTAGGGGTGCGCTCTCGGGTGGAGTAGCGCGGTGGGCACCTACCCCCGGCTAACCACTAGAAGCACGTTATATCTTGACTTCATGTAGATATTGTACGTTCGGCGGCTTACTCCAAACCAGGTGCGCCCACTTCTAGTAGCTGTTACTTGCTCAAATTATCAAAGTTCTTAGGCGGGGCAG